TGCTAATCGAGGAAAAGAAGTTCTTATAGTGAATAGAGAAACCGTTTCGATACAGAATCAGACAGAAGTTGCCTCAATTGCCAACACAGATGATAAGAGATTAAATTTACTGATAGCAGCTGCTTCTGGATCACCTACCGGTTAACCAATAAAAAACCCACCTTTCGGTGGGTTTCTTTTACTTAGTTTTGATTCGCAAGAGATTTAAAGTAATTCAGATCATCATCATCTGAAGGCACACTGGATGTGCCTGCATCAAGAACTCCTAAATTATCTTCACTATAAGTATCGACTGAAGTTTGTTCAGCACGGCTACGCATATTAACTGCACCATCAAAACCTAAGACTTTATCCAAACGTTGTTTGAGTGTGTCATAAGGTTTAAAGTTTGATGCGTCAGTAAACTCCTTAAGTGAGTACTCCGACTTCCAAAGTTTCTCCAGTTTCTCATCATCACCATCATAGACTGCTGACTTATCTGAGAATTCCGATTTGTCATAGTTTCGATAACCCTCAACTTGACGAATCTTTACTTTGAAGTTTGCACCTTCCCACAAATCAAATGGGTTAACTGGTGTTTCGTCTGCAAACTCTGGATTCATTGCTTCGGTAATCTTATCAAAGATTTTCTTACCGAATTTGTAGAGTTTAATCTTACCTTCGTTTTCTGGATTAGAAGGATCCGATACAACCAGAATGTTTGCAATATATGTAAGCTTGCGCTTTTGTTTGCGAACGATTTCTTTGTTTGATTCGATTCCTGAATTCCAGAGTGTGCTGTTGTGTTCACAGACAGGACATTTATCGTTAAGTGTTGTTAAACAGTTATCGATGAGCCATCCACCAGGTCCCTGAAAACCATGATGAAATACTCGTACCCAAGGAAGAGCGTCATCACCATCTACTGATGGTGCGGGAAGGAAACGAATTGTTGCCATTCCATTTCCTGCTTTGTCTGCTGTGGGTTGCCAGAATCGGTCATCATCCCTAGAGCCTTTAGCTCCCTCACCATTTGATTGTGTATTTTCAATCGCTTTAGTGAGTTGCTCGATGCTCGAGCGATTCTTTTTGAGTTTTGCAAAGTCTACCATTTTATTACCTCGTATGAAAATTTATATTGTATATTACGGATTATCCACATGAAACATAGTATATCATGTATATATGTTACTGTCAAGCATTACTTCAATGCTTCTACTGCTATTTGCCTATACTTAACCTTATCAAATTGTATGAACGGGGTATACTTCATACATTTACGGTTATAGTTTGGCCACCGAATTGTATCGGTTATCTTTTTATTCCACAAAGGGAAAAAGTTTATGAAATCGTTGAGAATGCAAAGTGTTTCCATTTGAGTTGAACCTTGTAAGGTTTCAATCAAAAGTATTGGATAGTCACCTGTTGTTTTAAATAATTCATTTGCATTGTCAACCATACCTCTGAGGTGTTCACAGTCCTGTTTAAACCTGTATGTCAGAGATTGTACTACCGACATTCTTTTCTTATGAACCACTACCGCTTGTTCATCCAATAGATCACCAACCCATAACTTCTCCTTACTCAGTAGATTTGAAATAAGGAATTGAATGTAATCTTCCTTCTCTTGTCTTCTACTGAGTTTATAGAAATAATATTTGTCTTTACGATTCTCAAAGGATTCAATTGTGATCCTACTCTTTCCGTTATACTTAAAGAAATCGTAGGAATCGGTTTCAAAATGTAACTTCAATGCATTGTAAATCGTGAAGGCCTCGTATCCCGTCATTTTAAAATGGCAAACGGTTAGATTTAGGTAAAAGATTTAAATCTTGTGCATCAGTCTCAAGTTTGGATTTCAAATTAGAATTTACCAGTGTTGAAGCAACTTCTATTTCCATTCCTGTCTTTTTACAATACTCTACAATAGCCTCGATATGGTTGTAGTCTGTCTTAGCCACAATTTCTTCGATAGCTACTGCGAATTTTAACATCTCATCTTTTGTGGGCATTATTTTACGATAGTCTCATAGAGGGTTTCGAATTGCTCATGCACAGCAACTTCTTCATCATAGTTCTGTTTATGATACACTTTAACCATACGAGCAACTAGTCGTTTGGGTAACTGCAAGTTCTTACAGATATCATTTAATGATTCTTTGATGTAATCTTTCTCACCTTCCATTCGTGTCATTGAAGCTGAACACTCACGGAGAACATCCAAAAGTTTCTTTCGATCTTCTGGATTGGAAATTTGATTCACACTCATTTGTTGTACTGCCATAATGTAACTCCTTTAACGATAAAAAATATGACGCCCAATGTGAGCAACTTTCTCTCTCTTCCAACCTGGTCTTATGTGATCGGCATGAAAGAATAGAGCGCCTCTTGTAACATCTATCATCATGTGATAGTTGAAATAAATGTATATTGCTTTTTCTAAGATTCTATTATACAGTTGTTGATCCATCTTTGTCAAGCTATCTTTTACAGCAACCCAAGAAAACTGATAAATATTGCCTGTTTTCTGATATACCACATCACACACTGTTCGTGGGAATTTAATTGAATGTAGTCGATTCATCGTGACCATGCCCACAGCAAAGATTCCGTCTCTTGGTTCGGATCCTGCTTCATGGTACATATTTTTAGCTAAACATTCAATTTGTTTCCTATCATATTCAACCAAATTAGAATATCTGAATATGATAGGAGGCAATTCTTTGGTTAATAATTCATCAGTCTTTACTGTAAACAATTCCACTCTACTCGTCACACTAACCATAGGAACGATTTGTGAAGCTTCTACGGGGTGAAACAAATATGTAAGACTTAATACAATGATAGCCGTTGTGACCGCAGTAATAGCAGTAATTTTTTTGTTGAACATTGTGTTCTCCTTGTTGAAAAAGGGGTATTAAACCCCCTAGACCCATCAGGACTTTTTAGATTTTACTTCTGTAATATTTGGTGTTTGGGAAACAAAACCATTGAGAGCTTCTGCTTTTTTGATTATTTCCGATTCTGATGGGAATAATGGAAAACCTGGATGTGCGGGTGAAGGAGTTCCATTGATCTTGGATTCTTCTACCTTGGTTGACCATTCGTTTGAAATGATTTCACGCTGACCATAGTAATCATTGGTCATCATGTCTTTTGCCATTTTCAAGAGCTCGAGTCTGAGCTCATAGGGTGTCATACTCATTTTATTTCTCCTGTGTGTATGTGTGTCCAGAATTACATCTGGTGTATTATTTAGTCCCAAAGTCCTTCAAAATAAACTCCAAACAGACGAAAACCGTTTTCTTTGCGTTTTTGCCATGCTATTAGTCCATCCCAATCAATTTTAATTTTACTATTGCCTTTGGATATATCTATCAACCATTCTTTACCAAAATCTTTTTCATACTCAGAATGATCAAAAAATTGGCCTTCAGCGTCATCATTAACTTTCTGTTCAAACGCCCAAATCATTTCATTCAGAACCCAGTCCCAACGAGCATGAATATCTGGATACTGGTCTCCAAATAATTCATCCTCTTTGTAGAAGTCAAAAACCATTTGTTCATCATATTCGAAAGTATTTGTGGTTCGCAAATGTTCAGGAACATCTTCAAGGTCGACCATGGGTGAACCATTTTTAGTATCACGAAGTTGTTTCAACATAGGCAAAACAATTTGCGCTAAGGTATTATCCATAGACCAAGTGTCCCAAGAATCAATTTTAACATAGTTGATTTTGGGATTAATTGTATTAAGAACCTTCCGTAAAAATTCACAAAAAGGATTTAATCTGTTGCTCCACTTTTCTATGATTGGTTCATCATAATCAATCTCACGCCAGAAAAAGACTTTTTCCAAAATCGTGTAGGGACTGATCCAGTGGTCTCGATATCGATTGATATAGATACGCATATTTTACTCCTATAATTAATGAAGTGGTTGGTTATTCTGTTACGAGGAAACCAACCGAAACCCTAAGCAGTTATTAGGCTGCTAATGCGTATGAGTTATCATTTGCATTTATTGGTTTTTTACTTTTTACGACTATCTGTGTCGAGTTGTCCATGCCGTTACTTGTCACCAGATCGAAACCAGGTCAACCCCATCAGAAGCACACTTATGTATTGTGGTGAACGAGAGTCATAGGAACTCACAATACGACATTTCCTGACTTATCATGCCAGTGTGCTTCTGGTGGAGCTGGGCGGAATCGAACCGCCGTGTCTGATACTTTTCTCTTTACTTCTGTCCTGATTACTCAGGGTTTACAACAATTCCTTTATACTTACCATTGATGTATGACATTGGCTATAATAAAAAAACAAGTAACAACGTGAACTATAACCCAAAAAGTTTTTAGTACTAACGCAATTCTTGCTTCACGTAGACTTAAAATTGGAACATCAGGTTTGTCCTCATCTGTTTCACCCATCAAATGGCCGGTAGTTCTAGCCCAAATACGTTCTAAACTATTCATTAATTTCTTTAATTCTCATAAACATATCTTAAAAGACATCATCACCCATGTTTTCACTTTCCTCATGCCATCGTTCTCGATCACATGTAATCAATTTATAGATAACAAAACCGACAAGAGATAAAATAAAAATCATTAACAGTAAATTAATCATACAAGTATTATAACACAATCCTAGAAGAATTGTGGTAATTATGAATCACTTCCTCGAAGATAGGTAAATATTTATTCACTTCTCTCACAAAAACTTGAGGTGTGCCCTCTTCATTTGCAATGAGAACAACAATCTGTTCAATCGGTAATCCAGTAATCTCAGTAAACATTACCGAATATGCGGTACATTGAATGAAGTAGTTTTGAATCCACTCTTCCTTTTTGTCTTTGATCGAATTTTTATAATCGATGATCGAGAGTTTACCATCCCATACCGCTATAGTGTCTGTACGACCTGCCATCTTATACTTATCACTATACAATACCTGTTCAAGGCCATATACCAGTCCAACATTAGTGTCAATAAAAGGTCTCAGCTGTGTGAAGAAATCTTTTATATCAGGCATCATCATACGAATTTTCATTTCTGTCAATTCATTCAAAAGATACTTCTCACAAACTTCATGCAATTTTGTGCCACGGTCTGATGATTTTTTCGTGATTCTATTCGCTTCAGTTTCACCTACTCTTTGTCGCCACTTAACTAATGCTGTATCATCTTTGTTATGTGATAATATGGTGGTAACAGAATCATATTTTCTACCATCAGGCAGAAAATACTTACGACCATGATCTGTCG